GTTCATCGAGCTCCCCACGTTCGATGCCTTCACCTACAACGTCGGCGACATCACCATCACGATCCGAGTCCTGGCACCGCCACCCGGCAACCAAGACTCAGGCGACTACCTCCTCACCGCGATTGACGCCCTCATGAACTCGTCGCTCGCCATCACCGGAGGCCAACCCACCATCGCACAGATCGGGTCGCAGGAACTACCGGCCTACGACCTGACCGTCCGAATCTCCAGCAAACGCAACTAGAAGAAGGAGCCAACAATGGCGACGACCACATTCCTGTCCAACGCAACCGTGAACATCTCGCAGGGTGCCACGACCTACGACATCAGCGATCAGGTGCGCTCCGTCACCCTGACCGTCGGCTACGACTCGCTCGAGGCCACCAGCATGGGAGACACCGGACGCAAGTACGTCCAAGGCCTGCAGGCCATCAGCGTCTCCATCGAGTGCTACCTGTCCTACGGCGGTAGCGGATCCACCTCCGAGATCGAGACCATGTGCTCGGCCCTCGTCGGACAAGGCAACACCGGCCTCGTCATCTCACCCTCCGGCACCACCGAGTCGGCGACCAACCCGGAGTACACCATCACGAACGCCATGCTCGCCTCGTTCTCCCCGATCGCCTCGACGGTCGGAGAACTCGCGATGATCACCCTCGAGTTCGTCGGCGGCACCTTCGCTCGCGACATCACCTGATCGCTCACCCTCCGCTAGGTAGGATTCGCCCATGATCGGAATGCTCATTGAAGTCGAGATGCTCGACGGCGAAGTCCACCAAGTGCCGGTGACCTACGGGGTCGCCTGCAAGTGGGAGGACCATCATCCGAACCTCTCGTGGTCATCGTTCCTCGACGACCCGAAGTTCAAGCCGATGGCCTACCTAGCGTGGGAAGCAGTCAAGGCGGCAGGCGTCCCGGTGAAGCTGTTCACCCCATGGCTGGACACTATCGCCGGAGTGAAGTTCATCCCAAAAGACTGAGCAGAGAAGCAGGACAAGTCACCCGACTGATCGCCACGCTGGCCCTCCGAACCGGGATCGCTCCCAGCCTCCTCTGCGACACAAACCCGGCGATCGTCGATGAGATGATCCGCCAACTCAACAAGCAGGACAAGGAAGCAGAGAAGGCCAGACGATGACGATCGAGATGAAGGGACTCGGCGAGACGCTTCGCGATCTCGGCAAGATTGAGCCGGAGCTGCGCAAGGAGCTGAACCGTGAGATCCGGAACGTCCTCAAGCCTCTCGTCACCGACATCAACAACCGCATCCCACCGTCCCCACCGCTGTCCGGCATGGAGCACCAAGGTCGCACCGGATGGGGTAATCGCAAGACCTCCGTCATAAAGATCGACGCACGGCGACCCCGTCGGAACGTGAACGCCACCTCCACCAGCAAGCCGGTGAACGTCGTCCGGATCATCACTCGAGGAGCGCCGGTCGCCATCGTGGACATGGCAGGCAAGGCCGGAGGAACCAAGTCACGACGCGAACCGAAGTACCGCCGACCGAACTTTGCTGAAGAACTCAACGCCCGGCTAGGCGACGCCTCACGCTTTATGTGGCGTGACATTGAGACCAACCTCGGACCCACGATCGCCGAGATGGAGAAGGTCGTCGCCGAGGTCGTACGCCAAGCCAACCGCGAACTCATGAAGGTGAGGCTCTAATGGCAATCCAGATCCCGATCATCACCTCCCTCGAGGATGCTGGCATCAAGGCCGCTAAGGCCGCATTCAACAACTTCAAGAGCGCCGTCAATGACGCCGAAGGTGGGATGAACAAGTTCAAGGCCGGAGGCAAGGCGGCCCTTGACGCTGTGAAGGCAAACGCCGCTACCTTCGCAATCGCAGCTGGAGCGTCTATCGCCACCTTCGCAGCCAAGGCGATCGGCGACTTCCAAGACGTAGCTCTCGCAGCCGGAGAACTATCCGACGCCACCGGCCTCACCGTTGAGGAAGCATCCCGACTCGCCGAGGTCGCCGGAGACATCGGCATCGAGACCGGCTCGCTGGAGACCTCCATCGGCAAGATGAACAAGGTCCTCGGCAACTCGCCCGGCTTGTTTGAGGAGCTGGGCGTCCAGATCGCCTACACCGACGGCGGCGCAGTAGACGCCAACGAGACGTTCCTCAACACCATCGACCGGCTCAACGGCATCAAGGATCCAGCCGAACGCGCTCGAGTCGCCTCCGAACTATTGGGCAAGGGCTGGCAGTCCATGTCCGAACTCATCGCCGGAGGATCCGGGAAGCTTCGAGCCTCCCTCGCCGAGGTCTCGGACGCCAAGGTCATCAACCAAGAGGAACTCGAGAACGCGCGCAAGTACCGCGCCGCCATGGACAACCTCAAGGACTCAGCCGAGGACCTCTCCATCGAACTCGGCAACACCCTGATCCCGTTGGTCACGACCCTCGTGGACGGCTTCGCCAAAGTCGCCGGCTTCGTGAACGACGTCCGACGACTCCGAGGCCCCGGCGAAGAGTTAGCAAAACAGACCGAGGAGATGCTCTACGGCGAGGAGCGCGCGCTCGAGGCTGCCCAAAAGATGTACACGGACTACATCGATTCTCGCAAGCGAGCGATCGACCAAACCAAGTACGTGATCGAGAGCGTGGACGACACCACCGACGCCGTCTACGACCTCAACATCGCATGGGAACGGATGCTCGACACCATTGACGACACCCGGCAAATCAACGACGTCCGAGACTCGCTCGACGAGGTCAAGCAGGCCGCCATGGAAGCGTTCGGCGACCCGACCAAGATCCGCCAATACGACGAAGCCGTCGCCCAGCTGATCGAGGAGATCGCCCGACTTGCCACGACCGTCAAGATGAGCAACGAGGATCAGAACACTCTCAAGGTGCTCGTCGATACCGGACAGCTCGAGCGAGCCGTCGAGCTGATGGCGATCATCAAGACAGGCCGAGGACGCGTCAGCCTTCCTGAAGCCGTCCAAGCGATGACCGAGTCCGACCTGTTCCTCGGCACCCTCGGCATCCCGGGTCGTGCCATGGGAGGCCCCGTGTCGGCAGGCGGCACCTACCTCGTCGGCGAACAAGGCCCCGAACTCCTTACCCTCGGATCGTCGGGAGGCTTCGTCACCCCCAACCATGCGCTCGGCGGTAACACGATCAACATCACCGTCACCTCAGCCGACCCCAACGAGGTCGTCCGTGCCCTCCAGGCATACAACCGGCAGTCCGGTCCCGTGCCCGTCACCACGAGGACCAACTGATGGGCAAGTTGTCGTGGACCGTAGGGATCAAGCCGTTCATCGGACCGACCACCTACTACACCGACAAGGTGCTGTCGATCAGCTACATGAACGGACGCAAGTCCTACCTCGATCAGTTCACCGGCAACAGCATCCGCATCGTCCTCAACAACCAGACCAACGTCGCCCAGTACTTCACGTTCGGCTCGCAAGTCACCCTCAACGACGACCTGTCCTTCATCGTGACCGGCGTGGACTTCGACGACTACCCCGGCAACACCGGCCTCTCCACCTGCACCGTCACCGCCTCCGATTATCTGCAGGCGTCCGGTCGGACCGTCGGCAGCTACACCGTCGTCCTCCCCATCGACTACGTCCTAGGCCAGATCGACACCCTGTACGCCACGTTCGGCAACACCAACATCATCCGCCAATCCACGGGCGGGTCCTATGTGGACTCCGTGAACTACAACGGCAGCCTCCTCCAACGCTTCCAACAATCCATGACCCTCGAGGCGTCCGGGGCAGTACAGCTCCACGACACCGACGTCTACGTCTCAGGTCGTGACGTGGACAACGGTCAGTTCTTCCGCACTACGTTCACCCGAGCCACGTCCACCGGCACCAACATCTCCTACTCGGACATTCGACGCGACCGCGCTGACCTCAAGTTCGCCAACCAGATCACCGTGAACTCGGTGTCTGATCCAGCCGTCAGCGCGAGCGACACCGCCTCACAGAGCCTGTATGGCCCGTACGGCGACAGCGTGTCGATCGTGAACACCACCGTCAGCGACGCCACCGGCCTCGCCCAATGGCTCGCCAACTCCCGATCCGATCCGGCCCTCACAAGCTTCGAGCTTGAGGTCATAGATACCGCTCAAAGCGATGACGCGCTCGTTCGCATCTCTCTTCTGTTTGACTGCGACACGGCTCAAGCCAAAGTGCACAACCTCGTCTACCGGGTGCCCGGAGCCGGATCCGACACCACCGAGACCGTGTTCCTCGAGGGCACCCAGATCAACGTGACACCAACTCAGACGCGACTGATTTACTACTTCAGCCCGTTCACGCTTTACCAGTTCTTCCTACTCAACAACTCAACGCAGGGTATTCTGGATACCAGCAGACTCGGATGGGTGACCTAATGGCAACACAGTACACAGCAGGCCTCTCGGCAGGACAGATCCTGACCGCCGCCACCATGAACCAACTCGGCGCGGCATGGGAGACATACACGCCCACCGTCCGAGGTGGAGCGACGACCCTGACCGGCACCGTCCTCTACGCACGTTGGGCACGGATTCAGAAGACCGTGTGGGTGCAGGTTGCGTTCCAGTCCACCGGAGCCGGAGCCGCCAACGGCATCATCACAGTCTCTTACACCTCAGGCCTCACCCCGATCAACACCGACGTCCGAAGCATTGGCACCTTCCACATCCT